ATCCACATATCCGGCAGCATCGACGGCCCTCTCCGTAAGCATTCAGAGATCACGTCGTCCTCCATCTCACCGGGAACGGCCCATGCGGACTTCTTTCCTATGTATCTGTACTCGGTGAACTGCCCTTTTTTTGATAAAACACCGTGAACGCCGGCTCCCCAGTTCTTCGGGGACAGGACCCTGTTGAAAATGACCTCACAGCAGAGGAGCTCGCCTTCAAATCCTTCGCCCTGTGCGGCAAGAGCCAGCGTCCAGCGCAGCTCCTCGAACTCCGCATCGCTGATCGGGATCGTCTGGTAGGGATTTTCAACAACTTCTATCGTTGCCAACGCGTTGGATGTGTTGGATTCCGGCGGGGCGATTCCTACCTCAACTTTGGAATACCGCTCCTGCAGTTCCTGGTATGTTTCTGCTCTTGCCACGAATGCCGCCATCGTGATGAGAAGCCCGGCAATAATAATTGATGCGATAAAATGCATCAGGCCGTATCTCCGGCGCTTGCTGTGATAGATCTGAATTAACTCAGGATGTTCCATTTTCTTCCTCCACTTCCTCTGTTACAAATTTGACTCCCGTCACGTTGTATGCTTCTTCCGCATATTTCCTGATATCAAGTAGTTCATCCGCTGTGAGTCGTTCAACCTCTTCCATGACGGCATAAGCAAATTGCGTGAGTTTGTATCTTTTATCTCCGCCATTATTCTCATCCTTACGCATCGGCGCCGGTTTCCATCCGAAGCGCTCGACCAGCACCCGGCAGCTGATGGCGATCAACATGCTGAAGACTGTCATTGTTACATCAACTGCATCTCCCGAGAAGATCTTTTCCCGCTCAGCGAAGTCATCAGAGATTACTTGCTTTGCATATTTCTTCAGGTCTTCCTTCTTGCGCTCAATGGCTGCCATGCGCACCTGACGGTCATGCTCTTCCAGCTGTTCTGCCGTGAACGTGTATGTTGCTCGCTGTTTCTTCATTGCCCGGAGCAAATCTCCCTTCTTTCCCATATCAGTCACCCGTTGTATTAAACAGCTGTTCGGCATACTCTTTCGCATCTTTCAATGAATGCTTCTCGATCAGCTGCTTGCCGTCACGAAGGACGAAGTAAGATGTATACTCCCAGAACCCGTCCCCGTTCGCATGCGGGATCTGGCGCTTCCGGCTCTCGACCGTGTACATGGTTCCGACGTATCTGTAAGTGATCGTTGTCCCTTTTGGCGATACGGTCCGCCCTTCCTTAATCCATTTGGATTTCTCCATTGCCTTATCCTTTCATGCCTGTCCCTGGATGAAATCAAACAGGCTCAGCTGCTGCCGCTCCGAATCCAGATTCTTCATGTTCATGACTGCCTGCTGGAAGTATTCCCGCTTCAGTTCGATCCCGATCCCGCGGCGGCCCATCTTCACCGCCTGATAGATCTCCGACCCGATCCCCATGAACGGCGTAAACACGATATCGCCTTCATTGCTGTAAAGCCTGACGACACGCTCGATCACATCTAGCTGGAGCGGGCAGATATGCCGTTCCGATTCCTCATCCGAAAACATCCGATTCAGCGTGTTCGACTGGTTGATCGTCCACCATACAGGGCTGTTGAGTTCGTCCCAGATCGGGGAAGCATAGTCCTGCCAGTCGCTGACCGGGAACGATTCATTCGTATGCGTGACCCTCTGCGGATTGTCCCCGGGCTTGCGCATGTAAACGACATAGTCCGGGATGCCCATCCTGCTCATGCAGCTGTCTTTCTTAAGCTGTTTGTGCAGGAGTCCCAGCGCCTTCGTCCTCTGCATGGCCGTGACCGGATTCTTCCAGATACAGACCTCCGAATGATAGATGAAGCCGGCTTCCTGGAATGCCCTGATCAGATCTCCCCGGAAGTCCTTGATCCCGATGAATCCGTCCCGTTCCTTCGATGCCGGAAGATTCATGCAATGCACTGCCATAATCCTCCCCGGCATCAGGATCCTGAACATTTCTCTGATGATGAATGCAAAATGCCGGAAGAATTCTTCATCCGTTTTTGAGTTCCCCAGATCCCTGTCGCTGTTCGTGTACGTGTAGAGACTTGAAAACGGCGGGGAGTACACGATCAGCCCCACGGATTCATCCGGGATCTCCTGAATTGCCTCCACCGTGTCCGCGTTATATAGCGCGTAGTCTTCTGTCATGTAGCTGTCTATTACGTTCATATCGCTTTCCTCATAAATGCCGGTATCTTCATTTCCTGTTCCGGGATATAGGATTCTGTGATCCTCTCCGTCCCCCTGATCTCGGCCATCGTCGTGTCTTTCATCTTTGCGGTCATCCGTGCCTGCATCTCATCCATCCGCGCCTGCTTTGATTTGATATTGTCGAGGATGTTGACTTCCTTCTCGGAAATGATGATGTAGACATTGACCGGTTCCTTTTGTCCGAATCTCCAGCACCTACGGACTGCCTGATAAAAGCGTTCATAGCTGTCCGAGAGTCCGCAGAATATCATGTTGTGGCATGACTGGAAGTTTGAACCGAATCCGAATATGGACGGCTTGCTGACCAGGCATCTAATCTCCCCGTCTGCAAACTGAATGGATGACTTCGCCTTGAATTCAGGGCTGTCGCTTCCTTTAACCTCGACAGATCCATCGATCTTCCTGCGGAGCATGTCTGATTCATCGTTATAATCCACCCACAGCAGCCACTGGCTTCCTTCAGTCTCCGTCAGTTCTGCCGCCTTGTCTGTCCTTTCCTGCATGGATTCCTTCCGGGCTTCCCTGCGTTCCTGCAGTGTCTCCGCCGCCCTGACGAACATCTCATATTCCCCGACCTCTGATTTGATCATGATCGTGTGGAAATTCAGATCCGGCAGGTTATATCCTTCGATCTCATATCCGAGTTCGTTCGGATTGTTGAAACAGATCGACCATGTCGCGAACCACTCCCAGAACTTATCCTCCCCGGCCTTCTTCAGTCTCCATACGGATGTATTCCCGCCGTCATGGACAAAGTACGTGGCAAGCATCTCCGTCCTGCTCATGATCCCGAGGAACTCCGCCGATGTCCCGATCTCTGTATAATCATTCGGTGAGATCGTCGCTGTCAGCAGGAGCTTGTATCTGGTCCCCGCGAACATCTCAGTCAGCAGCTGCTGCGATTTTGATGTGAATGATTTCAGGATCGATGATTCGTCCAGCGCGACCCCGACAAACTCCGATGCATCGAAGTGCTCGATCATTTCATAATTTGTGATGCTGATCCCCGGCCTGACATCTGCCTGCGTCCGGCAAGGATGCACGGTGAATCCGAATTTTTCACCTTCCTCGACCGTCTGCATGACTACGTTCAGCGGCGCGACGATCAGGATGTTCCCGCCGGTATGCTTCCTCACCAGCTCCGCCCACTGCATCTGTATGACCGTCTTCCCGCAGCCGCACCCGATCAGGACTGCCGCCCTGCCTTTCTTGAGCGCCCATCTTACGATGTCCTTCTGGAAATCAAACAGATCCGGAATCATTTCATTTTTTCCGGCGTCAAATCCGGAGCTGATGCTTTTGACCTGCTTTTCCTTTAAGAATTCCTGATATGTCACAGCCCCACCTCTTTCATTATGCTGTCTGTTCTGTGTTCAAAATTCAGGATGTCTTTGAATCCCATAATCGCCGCGGCCAGGTCAATGCTGATCATAGCTACCTCATTGCGGTCATAGGATTCCATTAAATCATGCAGCGCATTCGCGCGCCCGATGATGTTCCAGTATTCTTCTTCTGCCTTTTCCGGCATGTAATATCCCATCATTCTCTGTCCCTCCTTTCATGCCCAGATTCTGAAGGTTTTTGAGAGTGTTCTCTATGTTGGTTACATGCCCGTACTGCTCATCCGGGCGCTTAATAATTGCTCTGATCTTTGCCATCACAGAATCCTCCATGCGATTTCTCGCGCCAGCATCAGGATCACCCACCAGATCAGCAGGTTCATGCTCGTGTCGATGATCTTGTTCATATATCTCCCTCTTTTTTCTCAAATACTAAGGATTGAATCCTTTGGTTGTGCCCTCGTTCCCATATTTCAGCCAGAACTGACCAGATGTTTACCGCGTTTTCTTCTGTCATGTGTTCCTCCAGTTAACTTTGTTCTGTTTTAGTTAACTCTCAGGGCAAAAAAAATATCGTTAACACATCGGAATCCGTAAGATTGAGCAATTTTTTGAGTTTTGCTATTTCCGACGGTCTGAATTCGCTTCCTGGAATGTTGTGCATTTTCCTGCGAAAACACGGAAGTGAAAGCCCAAGAGCCTTAACTATAAAGCTTTTTTTTAATCCGCTTTCTTTGATTTTTTTTTCTAAAGCCTTTGTGTTCGTCATATTACCCTCCTTTCCTTGTCTGTTTTGAGTTTGTCAACCCGCATGTAAACATATCACATGGTTTCGTTTCTGTCAACGCTGATGTTTAAAATATTTTATAACAGCGTTCACTTTTTGTTTATTTGTTGCTATAATTGGAAATACTCACGGAGGAACTGACATGAAAACCACAGGACAGAAGATAAAAGAACGCAGGGAAGAATTAGGAATGAGCCAGCAAGAGCTTGCAGATCGTGTCGGACTCAAAACAAAGAGCGCAATCAGCCTGATCGAAAATGATAAACGCGGAATTGATAAAGATCTTCTTGTTAATTTTGCGAATGCCTTAGATTGTCCGATTGACGAGCTCGCCGAGCCTCGCAAAGGCTTAATAGTAAAATTCAAAACAAAAGATACTATCCATAAATTGGTCGAAAAACAAGATATTAAAAATCTCATGAATAGCTATCTGGATCAGGTCATGAATATGAATGAGGATGACTATGAGGCACGAACTCTGCTCGAAGATCCAGATCTCAAAAGGCTCATACTGTATGCTGGTGCAAATATTCCGACAGAAAATCGCCGGTTATATGTTGATGCTCTAATTGGCACAATCAAAGCTATTAACGGAGCGAAGAAATGAAACGTGCAGCATTATATGTACGAGTAAGTACGGAAGAACAGAAAAAGAGAGGCCTGTCCGTTGACTCCCAGATCGCTGCGCTCCGGCAATACTGTCAGGAGAACGGCTGCACGGAGGCAGACCTTTATAATGATGCCGGAATGAGCGCCAGAAAAAGCTATCGGAAGCGGACGGAGCTGCTCAGACTCATGGATGACTGCCGGGCCCACAAGATAGATATCATCCTGTTCACGAAGCTGGACAGATGGTTCCGGTCCGTGGCGGATTACTATGAAGTCCAGAAAATCCTGGATGAATGCGGAGTGCCGTGGAGGGCCATCTGGGAAGATTATGAAACAGAAACCTCAAGCGGGATCTTCAAGGTTAACATAATGCTTTCCGTCGCACAATCTGAGGCGGATAGGACTTCAGAGAGGATCAGAGCTGTCAATGAATACCGCCGGGAGTGCGGGGATTACATCGGACAGGCTCCGATCGGTTACAAAAGACAGAATAAGCGCCTTGTCGTTGACGAGGAGGCACGTGAAGGTGTGCAGGCGTTCTTCCATGCATATCTGAATTACATGCCCATAAAAGAGGCTGTAATGGCCGCAAAAAAGCATGGAGTGCAGATCAGGCGGAATACGGCATATTTGATGCTGAAGTCAGAAACCTACGCCGGTAATGCCTTCGGCTCTGCTTGCGAGCCATACATCACTCCGGCAGAGCATCAAAAGATCCAGGCTCGCCTTCGTGACTTCGTGAGAGCCCCGAGAGAGTCCCGTACCTATCTCTTTCAAGGAATCTGTCGCTGCGGATATTGTGGAGCCAAAATGGCTGCCTCGGGCCGTAAACGGCATTCCGAAAAACGCGGAGATTATCTGCAGAAGGTATACCAGTGCCGGAACACCATCGGCAATTATCAGACGGATCCATGCACCGGCAGCGGGATTAATGAAGACGTGCTCGAGGAAATGATCCTCAACGAATTCGATGCCGCTCTTGCCGCATATAATGCAAAAATAACGGCTTCTCACCTTTCAGACGAGTATTTGTCCAACGAGAAGAAAAAGAGCGCCCTGCGGGCCAAATTGGAGCGAATTTCCGAGCTTTATGAAGACGGAATGATAAACCGTGAGAAATACAAAGAGAAAAAAGACAAGATTCAGGCAGAACTGGCAGCGCTTCCGTCTCCGGATACCAGCAAAACGATCGCGCCGCTTCCGAAAAATTGGCGGCAGCAGTATGCGGAGCTGTCCGAAAGCGGAAAGCGTGAGTTCTGGCACAGGATCGTCAAGGCCGTGAAGATAAAGAAAAACAGGGAGATTTCGATAGAATTCTGATCGGTGCGTTTGTGTCCAATCTTCCCATGGAGTCTGTACACAAGCACACCATGCGGCATTGGTTCAATGGCAGAATAAAAGCTTCCCAAGCTTTGGACGCGGGTTCGATTCCCGTATGCCGCTTAAATTTAATAGAAAAAGGCAAAAGACAGGCACCGAAGCATAGGCCTGTCTTTTTTGGTAATTGGGTAGTGTTTAATTAATTGTGCGGCAGGCTTAAGGTGCCCGCAACCCTTATAAAACAGCATCTATATTATAGTACTGTCCAGTTATTCGGACAATAAAAAAGACCCCGGAGAAACTCCGGGGTTTTAAATTGAGAGACGCTGAAAACAATGCAATAATATCAGGTAAAGAATGGAGGTTATCTTATGAAAGTTTACACATACCAGACGCTCTGCGCGCCTCTCTCGTCTGATCTATACAATGCGCAGGCGCAGCTGCCCGCCTGCTCGAAGTAATACCACTCGCCGTCGATCAGCTTCCAGCCGGTCACGGCCGCGCCTTTGTCGTCGAACCAGTACCAGTGCGACATCGCGCCGCCGGTCTCCTGGATCAGCTTCCAGCCGTAGGAGTTTTTCCCGGTCTGGTCCTGGTAGTACCACTTCCCGAGGGACTGGACCCAGTGCCAGCCGTCCTGCTCATCCTCGTCGTACTTCGGCCTGCCGTAGCCGTAGATCTTCGCGTTCGTGAGCGCGTAGCTCTTCCGGCAGACCGCGCCGCCGTTCGGCACGACCTCCGCGCCGCTGGACGTGTTGCCCTCGATCGTGTAGACCTTCGTGGCGTCTGCTTTGTAGACCAGCCCGGTGTGGTAGATGCCGTTGAAGGTGCCGTCCTTCGAGAAGAAGATCTGATCCCCCGGGACCGGCACGAACTTCGCCTTCGCATAGTAGAAGGCCTGCTTCTCGATGTAGAGCTTCG